CTCCGCTGATGAAAGACTTGTCATCTGCTCCCACAAGCTCGTTTTGCGTCTGCGTGGTCAACTGCCATCGTACCATTCCGCCGGGAATCCCGCCATCGTAGTAAATCATCGAGGACTTGTCACTAACGTCAAGGTACTGTGCCTCTATGTTGTGTATCCTCAGGAGGGTTGACGACTTAACGCCGAGGTTCACGAAGGAACCCAAATCAATCTCTGTTTCGCCATATGTTACACCTGAAACCACAACTTGGGCTCTGATGAAGAAAGAGTCACTCTTTGCCATAATCCAGCGTGTAAAAAAACTCGGTAATAAATTTTCAGTTTGGCCCCGGAAGGGGGGTTCACCCCCCCCTGACTGGGGCTATCTTCTTATGTCCTCACCTCTGGGATGGGATTAGTTATCCCAGCCGGCAGGCTACTTCGGGCATACGAAGTTGTACGGGCAGAGGCCGCCGGCGGCGTTCCGCCGCGGCGTTCCTACCCGAATTAGGGTTAATATTAGTGATACTGTACGTTAATATTAAGAATAGTGACCTTTTCGGTTAACTATGGACGCATACCAATACGCCCTGATGAAAGAAACCCTAGAACGCATACAAAAAGTCGCTACAGAATGGCGCGATGGCATGGAACCTGAGTTTAATTTGAGTGATGATGCAATGTATGAGATAGAAACCATACTAGATGAGGCTGGATTCCATGTTTGAACCCGATATGTACTGCTGGAACTGTCAAGAGGATAACTTAACACGGTTCATTGAGATCAACAATAGAGTATGGCGCAATGACCTTGATGAATACGTAATTGATGGATGCAATTTACTATGCTGGGATTGCTATACCACCATAATTCAAAACAGGTTGTCGGTATTATGATGGCCGAGAAGTACATCTATTGCCCGTGGTGCAGACGATTGCAGATTCACACGAACAACCGTGGAGCGAGAATCAAAGCCAAGGGATGGTTTTGTATTGAATGCAACCCCGCACTGGAGGAATTCCAATGAAGATTGTCAAGGCTTATTCATTCGATGTCCAACACATTCAGACTCTGGAAGACAGATATCCTCACGGAAAAAGGTCAGAGGTAGTCAATGAGGCCGTCAAGTGGTACATCAGTGGCGACAAGCTGTCCTATGACAGGATTCTTGCCGCTCGCGATGCCCTCCAAGCTAGGGTTCTAGAGCTATCGAAGGAGAATGAGAGTCTCAAGGCGAGGAAACCAAGTCCTCAACGGACAAGTTGGTGGCGTCGCCTCCTACTAGGACAATAAGAAGAGCAATAAGAATGCCAACGTAACGGGTCCAAGTATGAAGGAGTATAGGGTCACTCGTAATAGGGTCACTATCTTCCTTCATGCTTGGGTCCCTCTAAGCCTGCGATTTATTCCTGACCATCGCAAGAGCACCTTTCCACTCGTCAAATTCGTACTTCTCCATTGTAATCTCGTAGTTGACGTGCTTCGTAGTGATGTCAGTCAGAGCAGTTAGGTACAGGTCCTCAATTACTAGATTGTCTTTGTCGATGTTAGAGTATACCAATCCTCCCTCATTAGAACCTAGACTCAATTTGAAGTATGCCCAACCAATCTGTATGTTCGACCCCCAGTCCCAGTTATCAGCCGTGATTCCTGCAGGTAATGGTTCGGTGGATAGTATGAGATATGCCTCGTTAGTGCTCGACATATCCTGTGGAGCGCATTGTACGTTTGTGATCACATGTCCTGTGTCAAACCTACCGTCAAAGAGTGTTAGCCTCTCACTAGGGGTTGTCTCAGGGAATATCGTACCTCTAGCAGTGTATTCACCAATTTTCTTCATCTCATCTTCCTCCTTAGTGCGTGTGCCTTCTTCATAATCTTGGCTTGGGTGACTCCCTTGCGCATCTTGCCTGACTTGGTCCTACCCCATGCATTAGCCTTCTTCAGCGCGCGAGCCATCTTAGGGTCAGGTTTCCCCTTCCTCTTTGGCTTGATTTTAACCACATCAGCAGGACTTTTTGCCTTGAAAGAACCATCTTGATTAGTAAGAGCAAGATATTCTTCTAGACTCATTGTTACTTCGGCCACTGAGCCCACCTACTGCTGACTTAGTGCTAGTGCGGTTGCGCTTGCTTGTGTAGCGGTTTCTAGGGTGCATTCCATGACTACGTTAATGGCTATGTCGCCTGAGTCCCAAGTAGCTGAAGAATCACCAGCTAGGAAGAGGGAATCCACACCGATTAGGTAGCCGTTTCTCCAGCTTTGCGGGTTCAAATCTGCGGTCATGTCAGCGTTCTGAACGAGGTTTCCGGTTGTGGAAGCCTGAGAGTATGCCCCTCCGCTGATGAAAGACTTGTCATCTGCTCCCACAAGCTCGTTTTGCGTCTGCGTGGTCAACTGCCATCGTACCATTCCGCCGGGAATCCCGCCATCGTAGTA